ATAGCCTTCTTAGAGCTAATGAAACCGTTTACAGCAGTAAGACCTTCAGCAGCGGAGTTAGCGATTGCCTTCATTACGAAGAAGTTCTCTACCTCGAAGATTTCAGCCAGCTTGGCGTTAGTAACCAATGCTGTGTTTGTGATGGTAGCACCACCGTTCAAACGTGCCAGAATATCAGGGTGGTTAATCAGGATGTCACGAGTCTCAACATCTACAACCATGGTATTCATGTCGAAGCCACCGGACTTAAGGAAGGCTGTACGACGGGCTGTAGTAACGTCTACGATAGGTGTAGAGTTTGTGTAGTCAGACCACTGGGTGACTTCTGCTGCGGTATCGTTGTCAGCGTTAGCTACACCAGTGTACTCAGTACCCCAAACACCAGTCTTGAAGAATGTGTTTGCAAAGGCTTGCTCACGATGGATACGAAGCTGGTTAACTACATCAAATGCCTGTTGAGCGCGTGTCTCAAGCATTGCATCTTCGTTAGCCAAGTCTTGCTCGGAGAAGTCAGCACCAAGGCCATACACTTCAGCGAAGTAAGAGCTTGTGGACAGTTGCATACCAATGCGTTCAACTTCGGTACGAGGGGCCAGCAGCTTTACGTTACCAGTACGGTTGCTATCATCTTGGTTGTAGACGTAGTATTTATCCGACTGCTTAGAAACCGAAACTACAGGGAACACTTGGTCCGCAATGAAGTTAGAAGGCTCTTGGTTGAAAGCGATGGTCAGGTTGGTCAATGGCTGGTCAATGTGAACAGCACTAGGAGTCAAAAGAGGCATATTAGTTTTCCTTAACTATGCTTAGGCTGCGAGGTTGCCGCCAGTGATAAATTCGATACGCATGACTTGGCCGATTACAGCATTTTCAAGAGCGTAACCCAAGACCACATCACTAGTAGCAGCCAAGAGGGCAGTACCAGTTGCGGACGATTGAATTTGGTCACCAGCAGTAATTGTACCACCAGCTTCAACCATGTAGCCACCTGTGACGGTTACTGTAGCAGCTTGACCGACATTAGGGTTGTTAGAGAGGATACCGATGGCATTACCACCAGCGGAAGCAGTTACGTCAACTTGACCATCAGCGGCAAGAGAAACGAATTTGAATTGTGCAGCAGTGAGGTCACTACCAGCCACAAAAGTGCGTGTGTCACGCGAAAGCATGGTCGCCATAATTATTATTCCTTGTCTTCTTTGTAGGATTTGTTAATAAGTGCTTTACCCTCAACGGTCTTAGCAACTTCAGCGTAGGCTTTGTAGGTATCTACCTTGTGCTCATCAGCATAAGACTTAACCATGTGGTCTAGCTTTTCTTTAGGGGAGGTAAATTCACCGTCAGTAGCAGACTTACCCAGTTCTTGCATCTTATCCTCAAAGGCTTTATCAGCAGCCATAAGAGCTTCCATAAGAATGTCCATCTCATCCATTTTAGCCACAGCGGACATAAGCCCTTTAGCTACAGCAATGTCAAAGTGAGGCAGGGTAGCTTCAGCTTTCTTGGTGAGTTCTGCATCAGCTTTTTCAACTTCAGCCAACTCAAGGGCTTTCAGGATAGGCGCTGGAATGTCAGCTTTGTTAATCTTCTCACCACTGTACTCTACGTACTCAACAGGTGCAGCTTTTTCGATAGCGTCAGCCTTGATGGTGTAGCCTTCATCCAAGAGACCTTTACGCAGGCGCTCATTCTCAGCTTTCAGCTTGGTTACTTCGTCCAAAGACTTTGCCATGGCAGCTTCAGCAGTTGCCCGATCACAACCTTTAGCTTTCATGTACTCTTTAATTTTGGCATCCATCTCAGGGGCCATCTTTTCTGTTTCTTCTGTCATGGTATCTCCATTGAGAGCTTTGTAGATAGGAGCTTTAGCCATCTGGTTAGCTCCCTTAGGAACTAAACTCAATTCGTCTAGCTCTAGGTTAATAAGTTCAGTAGGCATTAGAACTCCTGTTTCTGGGCGCGGCCCCCAATGCTAAATTCCGCGTATTCACCAGACTTGACTTTTTCCCAGAGGTCGTCATCAGTTACGTAGAAACCTGAAATAACACCCTCCTTGTCAGACTGGATTTCTAGGGCTTCACAAATGTCTTTGCTCATGGGGAACGAGTGGACAATCTGACCTACCTGTTCACCTGAGTGATTGATCTTACCGACCCTCACACCCTTCATAAACTCGTTAAAGGCTTTGTGTAGCGTTTCTGTTTTGATTACGTCACCCTGTAGATCAACTACAAGCTCACCTTTGTAGGTGGTGACAGAAGCCCATCCGTAGATGATGCGTTGTTCTTCATCAATCTTAAGTATCTTGATTGACCCAGTGTCTTTCTTGCTCACTACGAACTCCATTATACTTTCGACTACAGCTTGAAGTGCATACTCCATAACTTCCATACGATCCATAGGAGCCTCGCTAGAGCCTTCCTCAGCACCTTCGGGTAGGTAGTATGCCAAATAAGCCTCATGGCTCTCAGCGGGCATATATACGGCCTGTCCATCGTAAGTAGATACGTGAACTACACCATCAAAACCCATGTCCATGCTACGAGCCTTAGCTTCACCTTCTGTGGTAAAGATGTCAGTAGAATAACGAGCTTTTTGAATTGCAATATCTGTTGTAGTCATGTTACTACCTTTGCTATGTAGCCCTTGAAGTTAGCGAAAGCGACCGCATTGTTAGAGTCTGATTCTACTCTTACCCTAATGTCAGAGTTCTTAGGTATAATGATTGTAGGGTCGAAATCTAGGCTCCAAGCACCACCACTAGAGTTTGCACTCGTAGCCGCAATCTGCCTAAAGATACTTCCGGGAGGTCTAATCTCTAAGTAGAAGTCAACTACCGCAGTGGCCTTAAGAGATACTGCACCAAAGGCACCAGTCATAATGTAATAGTCTTCATCACTAAATGTCGTTGCGGCCTTAAAGGACTGCTGGAAGCCTTCTTCTATATGGGCGTGTACTTTAGTGAGGTCTGTAGGTACACCAGCTACGATAGGGGTGTCCTCGTAGACATTAATCTCACCCCCGAACAACTTACCATTGTTGTTGTAGATTGTGGACACTCTAGCTACAGGTATAGGTAGCAGGACTTTGTTCTGACCATTGATAGTGACTACTTGAGTAAGGAAGTCAAACTTCTCGTCACTATTTGTACCTGAGATAGTGTGGCACTCAAGGTAGAGTTCTTCTACGTCTGTAGCTACACTAGATGAGACTGTATCAATAGAGTTTGTATCTACGTAGACCTCATCGTTACCTCTGGTCCATACTGTAGCAAAGTCACCTGCCGTCAAAAGGCTAGACTTACCAAACTTGATGAGTGACTTAGCTTTGGCATCTATAGACACCATATCACCGTATTGTCGGTAAATCTCTCTCTCCGCCTGTACTAATCTAGCATCGGGGACTTCGTAGTTCTTTCTGGCCCAAGTAGTCATTCGACCACCTTACCTTCTACCTGTTGTGTAGGTTCAGGGGGATTAGCCTTAGCATTAGCAATCCTGCGTTCAGCCTCTAGGTCAGCCTCATAAAGTTCCCTGTCCAAAGTAGGCAATTCAGCGTTAGCCAAGAGTGCATCTACAATATCAGGTTGTGAAGCTAGGTTAATATCAGCACCATTGAGGTTGCGAAGATAACTACCCAATTCTTTAAGATCATGCGGAGCTACGTCACCAGCGATAATCTTAGGCATTAACTTAGGGTCAAGACCATTCAAGTCCCAGAGTTTCTCTACAAGTTGCTTATTGAGTACGTCTACGATAGTCTGGATGTAAGACTCAAGAGCGCGTAGGAACAAGTCAGTCTTGGATTTAGAAAGGGCATAGGAGCCTGTACTACCACCCCCCAGCATAAGGAACTCAGATAGAACACTTCGGGCAATGTCGTGTTGGTATCTCCGTACAATAGGGTCAATGTCGATATTACGAGTACCCGAGGAACTCATCAGTTCAATATCTACAAGACGTTGGCCGCTAGGGGCACCCTCTTTATCTGGGTAGTTATCCGAAGGCAGTACAATGTAGCCTTGGTCGTTGAACTTCACATCCCTGAGGATTTGTTGGATATTACCCAAGAAGTTCTTTTGATCTACACTAGCATCAGCAGAGAGATATTCAGCAGGTACACGAGCTACAGGAATACCTGCAAGTTCACGTTCTACTGCGATAGCTTCAATAGCTTGTAGGTTGTTAAGGTACTTCCAGCTTGTGTAAGCATTACGAAGGATACTACGACCTGAAGGATCATTGTTGATTACCGTGGTACGGTAGTAGAGTGCTTTGGTAGTAGGAATGAAGTGAGCACCATCAGAGAAGGCCATACCTGTGTCTTGGTACATACCCAAGATGTCACCAGTCTTCTGATCTACCTCAAAGCGTGAGACAGTCCAAGGAGCACGAGAGGCTAACTTACGGACACCAATACGACCATCAGGGAACTTAGTCTTCTTCTTAGGGTTCAAGGTAGTCTGTGAAGACCTACGCTTATAAACCACCTCAAAGAAACTAAACCCAAACCCCAAGAAGCTAAGAGCCTCTGAGATGTGGTCGTCTAGGGTGTGTTCCATGTCCTCAAGTACAGACTCAACAAAGTCAGCTTCCGTCTTAGCCTGTTCACTATCGTCAGCAGGTTTAACCTTAAGGTCTACATCACGAAGGATTTGCTCTACAGCGTACAGCACAGCACCAATGGTGGCGTCATTGTCCCGCATTTCCTGAAAAGTCTTAATGGCCTTCTTGCCACGAAGCTCAGGAAGGAACTCATCTGCCCTAATCTGACCATTGTGTACATTAGAGCCAGAAACCCCAAGGATTGATTTAGCTTTACCTTCTGAGAGTTTCTTATCAACCATTGTAGGTTTCCTTAATCTTGGAGGTCAGGCTTAATAACTACAGAGATGTAATCATTGTTGGGGAAAGTCTCTTTTGTACCACCCGCATAGACAACCTCAAACTCGGCTTGGTACATACCTGAGTTGGCTGTATCTGAGGCTACCCAGTCGTATCTAACTTGACCGTTCACAGCATCTACTACGGTAGCGGTGGAGTCTACGACATTACCATTGATATTACCCATGTAGAAATTGACAGTGGAGCCTGAAATATCTACGGCCACACCACTAGCATCCTGTAGGGTAGCCAACATAGACGGGCTTGTATCGTTCTGTTTTATATAGAATGTCATCTATGCGGCCTTGTTTGCTTGCGAGATAATTGCACGATTTGCACTGTCAGCTACATCCACCACATTGTAAGACCTGTCCGACACATGTACAGCCCTACCCTGTGCTACGTTGAAGTACGCCAAACCTATTACCGGAGTACCTGTCACTACACTGACCAAGGCTATTTGGTGGGACTGAGCAACAACGGGTGGGCTTACAACAGGCTCTTCGGAAACTACACCTTCGGCACCTATGTTATGCGTTTGAGCTATACTTGAGGAGCCTACAGAAGGTGAACCCGTAGTAATAGGTAATGCAACAGTAACCACACTCTCAGAGATAACAGGAGAGCCTACAGAGGGCGGTTGTGAGTTGATGTTAGCAGGAGCTAGTGAATGACCTTGAAACAGGCTTGATGGCAGAACAACAGGCGGTCCTGTCGTCAACCCCTCGGCTAGGATAACTTGTTCCTGATCTAGGGTGGGCGTGCCAACGAAAGCATTACCTGTGGTAATAGGTACAACGCCAATTATACCAGCCTCGGAAGCGCCCGCAACACCTACACTAGGCGGCCCTGTAGTTATGCCCTCAAGGCTTATGGTGTGTTCTTGGGATACACTAGAGGTGCCTACACTAGGCGATCCTGTAGTTATGCCATCGAGGCTTATGGTATGTTCTTGAGATACACTAGAGGTGCCTACAAAAGGCGGCCCTGTAGTTATGCCCTCAATGGTTAAGCCATACGCCTCGGAAGTAATAGGAGTACCTACAAAAGGACTTCCAGAAACTATACCAACACTATTTAATGAGTGTTCTTGCACAAGTACGGAGGTGCCAACTACAGGTGATCCTGTAACTAGGTTATCGGCAGCTAAATTGCAATCTTGTGCTATAGTAGACGCACCAATAGAAGGCGCGGAGGTTGTAATACCGTTACCGTTTAGAGAGTCTACGCCTTCGGCTATGGCCCCATCATCACCTAGCGGAGTGGAGGCGAGAGGGGAAAATCCTAGCATGGGTTACTCCGGTTCAGTAATTCATCAGACATCGTTTGGACAAGCGATTAAGGCCAGCCTACACCAATGTCTACCGCATCTAGTTCAGACTCTGTTGTCGCGGCTGTGACTTGGTTGGTAAGTACCGCTTCATGGGAGAAACAATCTTGAACATGCTTCTCAATAGCGTCAGCAATAGCAACGATGGTTGCTGCATCTAGTGGGGAGAAGGTCTTATCGGGAGCCTTCCAAGAATCTATCGCGTATGTGGGGTCTACACTGGCCTTAACGTAGGCTGCTGTGATTTTACCCTGAGTTGACCTGTCAGTGGCAATAAGGGTATTACCTAGTGTTGTACCACCAACCTCAGCTTGATAACGCCTCGCGGCCAAGTCCTGTAACTTTTGAGACTTAATTTCTGCAAAGGACATTTGTGGGAATTGGTCAGCAGAGACCTCTACTACCTGCCCGTTTTTCTGTACTAAAGGCATTATACTGTTTCCTTGTAGCCGTATAGGGAGATTGTGCCGCTAGCGAATGTTGTTGTTGTAGATATGCGTAACGTGTCAGCTTTAACTGATCCAGACAGCTTACTGGAATGTTCTAAAGCTATGCTACCAGCCGTAGAATAAGACTGTGCCTCACCTGTCATAATAAATGTACTTGCTGTAGCGTTGATATAAAACCCTCCTGTGACCGAAAGTTGAGCAAAACCAGACTTATAAATTGTAATAGAGTTGGCGCTGTTGGTCTTGGCTATATCGTCTGGACTAGCTTGGAATGGTGATAGCTTACTCCTATACCCGTAACCTGAAGCTACAAAAGAAGACCCGCCGTTTGTAGATAGTGTAGCAAAGACACCCCCAAACCCAGCATCAAAGTTTTCCAGAGTGAGGAAAAAACGGGAATATCCAGCAGGCAGGTCAATATCCACGGCGGCAACCGCTGTCGTTATTACATCTTGGCTTAGGAGGGTAAGGCCACCACCAAAATCAGCAGCAGTGGCTGTGACGTACACCACAGCAGAACCAGAGAGGCTAATAGCTGCGTCTGCGTTACTGCTTTCAGAGAC